GGGCCGTGGTCAGGGCGGCCTTCAGTTCCGGTCGCCGCTCCATGGCATCGGCACCCTTTCCGGTTTCGGTCTCGGTGAACTCGGCAATGATGGCGTAGCCGTTGGTAGCGGCGAACGATGCGACGGCCGATCTCTGGGCTTCGAGGCCGAGACCAGACCGACCCTGCCGCTCCGTGCTCACCCGGTAATATGCCACCAAATCCCTAGCCATTTTTGCCCCCGAACGCCGCGCCTTGTTGGTGATACTAATCTAAGACGTTGGTGTTAGATTAGCAAGCGTGGAAATGCGCCATTCTGCAAGGCGGTGCGATCAAGGCGGTTTTCATGGGGTTGCGAAAGTTCCTGTACCGATGGTAACCGTCCGGAACCACAACAGGAACCGGAACCCAGGAACCAGGGTGGCGGTGGGCTGGTGTCTCTGGCCGATGTCCGGGCGATGCTGGGGGAACAGGCGGAGCGGCACAACGAGGCGATTACAGCCCTTCGCGCCAGCCATGAGGCGGCCATGGACCGTCTACAGCGCCAGCACCAGGACATGGTGGGCTTGGTGCAGGAACGGGCCGACGATGCCGCCGTGAGGGCGGAGCGGGCGGAGAGGATGCTGGTCAGGGTTCTGTCGGAACAGGCTCGAAGGCGCTGGTGGCGGTTCTGGTGACGGCGGTCAGAACTTTTTGGGAAGTCCCGCTTGCTTCAACACGCCGTTCGCCCAATGGCGCGACGGGATTTTACTATCAACCGGGAAGCTCTGGTTAGATATCGGGCTGAACCAGATGTCATGGTCGCCCTTGCCGTGCCTGACGAAATAGCATCCGTTGTCGAGAAGCTCTCGAATGACCAGCTTTGAAAACTTATCCATCAGTGATGGAGCCGAAACGATTGCGATTTCGTTGTTATCAATTCAACCGGAATGTCGCCTTCGATCGCGTCATCACCAAGCATATGGTGGTTTAACTCTATCAACTCAGGGATCATGGCTTGAAGCTTGGTCAGTAGCTCGGGCAGTGTAGCGGCTCCAGTCACAAGACCGGGCACGTTGCTTTCCGACACGAACCATACTTCGGCTTCGGCATCCCATTCGGCTTTGACGGTAAAGGTGCGTGTGCTCATGACTTGCCGCCTTCCATCACCACCAGCAAGGGGCCGGGGGCCGGCGGCGGCACGGGCATCTGTTCCTTCGCGGCGATGTCCCTCTTGTGGAGCGGGCCGGACCAGGCGACATGGCTGTTGACCCGGAACCGACCGCGACGAATACGCTCAAGGACGCCAAGCTCAACAAGACGTGATAGGGCCATGCTTGTACTGGTAGGGGCAACGTCGGCCGCATCGCCTATCTGCGTCTGTGTAGCCATGATCTCGCCATCCCGATCGTAGGCAATATACGAAATGCAGGCGTTCCAGACCTTCAGGGTCTCGTTAGGGCGCGGCCCTGCGCCAATAGCCTTCATGACGGCCCGCTGTTGATCAGGGTTCAACATCACGAATCCCCATTTTTCCGGCGGTGCCAACTTGCCCACGGCAGCGGCGAGACCGTCCTTGGTATGCTGGTCAAGCTCGTAGTGGTCCCCGAAGTCTAGCACCAATTGGAGGGCATCGACCACGACATCGTGCCGTTTCGGCCGTAACCGCGTAACCTTCGCCATGGCGCTCCCCTGTGGGCAGTCGGTGCCGTTCTTCGCACTGGTGGTAACACGAGTTCGCGCTAGTGCGAAGACACTATATAGACTCAAGATTTTTCCCCTCTTACGGTTCCCCCCGCCGTGGACAGTTCCGGGGATAACTGGCGACACCAGGACGGTGGCAATGCCGCATGCTCGGCAATGTCGCGAAAATATCGCGGCGCGTCCGTCGTCAACTTGGCCTACCGGACCAATCCGGGTCCGCCGTCAGCAGTGCCCGGAGCGTTTCGACCATCTCGGCCAACCACTCTGGCTTCGGCTCTCGGAGGTAATCTTCGAGCGGCGGTTCAGCGGCGGCCAGTTTCCAGACGGCGCCAGGGTCAATGGCGAAGTCGCTGCATACGGCCTCCATGGCGCGGACCAGGGTCGAGAGACGAACCCGATGGACGGCGACGGCGGCAAGGGCCTCTTCGGCGGTGTCGGCGTCGTTCTCACGAAGGGATTCTGCGGATTGCGCCATCCCTGCCATCAGCATCGCTTGGCATTTCCAGTATTCAATCGCCCAATATGCCGACATATCGAATATGCAGTGCAGACGATGCCGATAGTCCAGGTCCATCGCGCGGTAGTGTCTCCAGGGCACGGCGCTCTCGACGGCCTTCAATTCCTTCACGTTGACATCAGTCAGGAACTGAAAGGCGATGGCGGCCAACTCTTCCGGCTTCATGCCAGCATAGACTTTGGTAACACGGTCGTCGCGAATCATTTCCGGTTCTCCAACTGTTTCTCGATTGCAGACAGCCTTACAGCCAGGTCCGATGCCTCGATTGCCTTGACGAACCTCTCGACCAAGGCGGCCATGTCGGCGGCCTCGCTGGCGGTCACGGTGCCGTCGGCAACTGCGGCGACGATGGCGGCCATGGCCTTGGGGGCGTCGGCGGCAGTCTCAAGGGCAGGCAGGGCGAGCATGATGGGTCGGTCCCGTCTCGGGGGCAGCACCCGCTCCAGACAGAGGCGGAGGGCCACGGAATCGCCTTCCAGGGCCATGGCAACGGCTTTGGTGGTCAGTGCCTCAGCCTGCCCGTCCAAAAGGGCCTCAGCGGCCAACGTCGCTCGATTTCGGGCACCTGGGGGACGGCCGGCCGGATTGCCGGACGTGCCTGCCCGGAACCGTCCCTGTTTCGCACGTGCTGTTTCAGGCGGCGGCATGGGCCGTCCCCCCAGACGATTTCGACCGGGTCTTGGCCTTGCGCGGCGGCGGTTCTGGTGATGGTGTCGCCCATGCTGGCGGCGCCGTCGGTGCAGCGGCTCCGGCAGCGAGGCGGGCGCGGTCAACGAGGCTTTCGAGCCAGACGAGTTGCTTCTCCGAGGCACGGCGGAAGCCGGGCAGGTGAGACAGAAGCGATGCCTCGCGATAGGTCCAGTTGACGCCAGACCGGAGGCAGGCGGCACATGCTTCCGCGACCGTCTCGGGCTCCGTCCAGTCGCTGGCGCCGGAGGCAGACGGGCAGATGACATCGAACCAAGTCATCCCGGCAGCGGTCAGGGCCTCACCGTCGGCGTTGCTGCCGATCATGCCCAAGAGCTTTGCCAGGCGGTCAAGGTCCATCGGTCAGGCTCCAGAGGCGTCTCGGTTCACGGTTGCCACGCTGATTCCCAGGGCAGCGGCGATGGTGACGGCAGATTCCCCGGCATCACGTCGGCGCCGTATCTCGGCGGCTCTCGCGGCCTTCGCTTCGCCCGATAGGCGGGTCCGCTTTCCAGGCTCGCCAGCGGCTCCAAGAGCGTCGGTGGTGCCAGATGTGCCCGTAGCGGCTTCGGCCGCACCAGCGGCCATCCCAGGGCATTCCAGCGTGGTTTCCGTGCCGGACTCTGGCGATGGGGCGTCGGGAGTGATGGCGGCGGCCGGGGTGTGGTCAGACGGCGCGGCGTCGGCCAACCGTATTACGGCATGTGTTACGTCCGTGTTACGTTCTGCGGCGCCGTCCGGTGTTTCGCCGCTTCGTGTTGCGTAGTGTGTTACGTCCGTGTTGCGTTCGGCAATCCAGCGTTCGATGGTTTCCAGGCGCGCCAGCACGGCAGCCACGTCAGGGGCAGGCATCGGCAGCGGAGCGGTGCCGGGTTCGGCAAGTAGAGCGGCGACGGCAGCGGCAATTTCGGGCCGGGTCCGGAGGGCGGCGGCAACATCACGGAGAAGGCGCTGGTGTTCGGGGTGGCACCGGATTGACATGGTGGGCAGCGGGGACATGGCGGCCTCGTGTTGCGTTTCGTGTTGCACCGTAACACGACGGCGCGACCATTGCCACCCACAATGTAATACGGCCGTGTTGCGACGTGTTGCGCTTATGCCGCCATCTGGTCGAGGAAGCCCACGAGGTCGTATTGGCTGGTGTCAGGGGCGTTGTCGTTCCGCCGACGTTGACGGGCCTTCGAGGGGCACCGGGGCGGCTTTGGCCGGGTTGGGCAGTCGTCCTGAATCCACTCGACCAGGCGTGCCGCCGGGCGCTTGCTGAGACCGAAGCGGCCTTCGAGGGCGTTGACCATCTGGGGTCTCGACACGCCGATGAATGCTGCCAGGTCTTCCTCCCGCCACCCAAGCCCACGGCGCTTCCGATGGACGGCCTCCCGGAGTTGCTCGGGCACGATGCCGCTGGCGTAGTTCTCAAGGAGGTCGCGGGGCCGCGTGACGGGACCGAACAGGTCTCTGGTGATAACCACGGCGTCGGCGGCGGCTGGCTCGCCTTGCGGCGTTGCGTCCCGCCCATCAGCGTGGCGGTGGCTTGCAGTTTCCTCGCTGGGCCGGGCTTCTGGAGTGGTGTCGCCGCTACGCCCTTGAGGGGCTTCGGGCACCACCATGGCGATAGCGGCTTTTGGCTCGTGGGCAGGGTCGCAGGGTGGATTTAACGTCCCACTATCCGCGTGTACACGTGCGCGCGCGAGGGACGGGGCTGAAACTGGCTTCCTGCCTTGGTTTTTCCGCTCCAGTCCGGTCAGCCATAGGGCGGCGCGTTTCAATGTATACTTATCCGCGAAAATCTCTGAATCTTGGTGGCGGAGGTTATGCGGCCCCGCGCAGTATCCCCGCCAGCCATCGAAGCCACCTTCAACGGCTTTGGTCGGCTGAATGTGGTAGGAACCGGGCACCGTTTTGTTCCGCTCGGTCACGGATTTCAGGATGTACCAAAGTCGGCTCTTTGGCAGGATGGCGCCCATTTGGATATGGGGCTTTCTGTGATGAATAGAGCCCGGTGCCGATCCAGATACATCAACACCGACATAAATAGCGCGCTCGTCACCATGTGCTTCGATGAACAACCGAAGGGCTTCCTCTCGCGTTTCGTTGGCGTCTCGGTAATTAATCGTGACACACCTTGCGTCAGATGGCTTTCTCCCAAGTTTCTCGGCCTCTCTTCCCATGGCATTCCAGAGACGCGGGTGCTGTTGCTCAAGGTCTTTTATTGGTCGCCTAGTTCTGTTGTCGGGTCCGCCTGCGATGATAGCCATTTAGGCGGCCTCGCGGTCCAACAGCCATTGCTCGGCGGCGGCGCGGCGGATCAGGACGCGCTTGCCGACGCGGCAGACGGGCGGGGCGGTGCCGGCCTGTTTCATGCTCCAGAATGTCCGCTCTGAGATACCGACGGCCTTACAGAATTGCGGCACGCCGTAGGCGATGGGCTCAACGCTGGTGGGCTTGGACATGGCGAGTCGCTCCAGATTGTCGAAACAGGAGCGGTGTAGCACATTTCCGGGGCCGGACCCAGCATGTTGGTGCATGGGGCGGCAATACCCACCCGATGTTGATTCTTCGAGGGTGGGCCGACGGTGGTTTCGTAACCATGAAGTCGCAACCAGGCGCGGGGCCGTGCTGTTCAGGCACTCGCCCGGGCCAGCAAATTCTTGACGCCTTGGTGAGTCCACATGCCGCCCCGCGCCGTCGGCACGCCCCGGGCATTCAAGGTCGAGGCGATGGCGTTCAAGCTGGTGATGCCGGCGGCCTGGATATCGCGAACCACGGGCAGGACGTTGGCGGCGCGGGCATCGGCTCCGGCCTTGAGGGTCTCGACGGCGCCGATCCGCGCGTCGGCCAGCTTCGGGCCACCCAGTTTCACGCCCCGGGCTTTGGCGGCGGCAAGGGCGGATGCGGTCAACGCCCGTACATTCTGCCGCTGGTAGCCGTGCGCCTTGCCGTGGCAGAGGTGGCACAAGGTAATCAAGTTGGCGTTGTCGTCCGAACCACCGACGGCACGGGGCACAAGGTGGTGGTGTTCGAGGGATGCCGGGTCGCGTTCTCCGCAGGCAACACAGAAATCGAGACGCATTTTTCTGCCCCTTCATGCCGCGTGGTTGGTCGCGCGAACCAGCAGATTTCTCACGGTTGATGCGTGCCATTGTCCACCACGAGGCGTGGCAATCCCGCGATTGTTGAGAGCTTCTGCAATTCTTGCCAACGTGGAAACTCCGCTTGACCGGATTGCTTCGACGATGGGCAGGATGTTTTCAGCCCGAGCCGTGGCATTCGCCATCACGGCGGCTCGCCCGGCAACGGCCACCTGTTCGATGTTGGCGCTTCCCAACATTTCGCCCCGGGCTTTCTTTGCCTGGAGAGCGTCGCGGGTGCGCTTCGAGATCAGGGATCGCTCTTTCTCGGCGACGGCGGCATGGATGTGGAGCATGAACGGATCAACGTCGGATCCAAGCTCGGCGACGATGAACGGCACGCGGTGGACCATGAGGCCGCTGATAAAATGAACGTCCCGGCTTAGCCGGCAGAGCTTGGCGACAACCACCGAAGCGTCGGATTTTCGGGCCGTGGTCAGGGCGGCCTTCAGTTCCGGTCGCCGCTCCATGGCATCGGCACCCTTTCCGGTTTCGGTCTCGGTGAACTCGGCAATGATGGCGTAGCCGTTGGTAGCGGCGAACGATGCGACGGC